CTTTTGATACCGTTATTTGCGAGAACGCCGATAACGGTAGCTGTATCTTCTACGCTATACCCTAAAGCCCCCGCAACAGGAGCGACATACTTGAATGTTTCACCCATCATAGACACGTTAGTATTAGCGTTTGATGAAGCGGCAGCGAGAACATCAGCAAAATGCGAACTGTCCTCTGCTTCAAGTCCGAAGGCTGTAAGTGCATCGGTAACAATATCTGATGTCGTCGCCAAATCCTCGCCACTGGCGGCAGCAAGGTTCATAATACCCTCAATACCGCCTAACATCTGTTGTGGTTTCCAACCGGCCATCGCCATGTACTGGAGACTATCAGCGGCTTCGGAAGCGGAGAATTTCGTTTTTGAACCCATTTCTCGTGCCTTCTTTGTAAGGTCATCGAGATCGTCACCCGTTGCCCCGGAGATCGCCGCCACTTTTGACATAGACGATTCAAAGTCCGCCGATGTCTTTACAACAGCCGTACCCATTGCAGTGACGGCGGCAGTCACCGGCAGCATTTTCTGTCCGGCTGTTGTGATATTCGTGCCTATTGTTTTCAGCTTTTCACCGCTCGCCGCCATTGTGTCAAGGGCTGTTGATGTATTTCTTGCCTGCGTTTGGAGAGATTCAAGGTCGTGCTCGGTCTCCATTATTTCTCTTTGAAGAGCGTCATATTGTTCCTGTGAAATTGGATGCCCAAATTCATCGGTGACATTTTTTGCGTCCTGACGGAGATTTTTTAAATCGGTCGATGTTTCCTCGATCTCTCTTTGGAGCGTTTGGTAAGCGGTAGTATCTATCTTACCCGCTTTCTCCATTTCCTTGCTTTTATCCTTCAGCTTTTTGAGTTTGTCGGTTGTTTCATCGATTTTCTGCTTTATAGGATCATACTTCGCTTTCCACGCATCGTATTTATCCTTTGTTTTGGCAGCGTCCTCGCTTGCTTTTTTAAGAGTATCGAGTTTATCCTTTGTCTCTCCTACAGCCTGTTTCAGTAATCGCTGCTTTTGGGCGAGCAATTCTGTGTTTGTAGGATCGAGTCTCAATAATCTCTCTACATCTTTAAGCTGCGATTGTGTGTTTCTGATGTTTGTGTTGACCTGTTTTAGGGCAGTCTGGAGCTTGGTGGTATCTGCGCCGAGCTGGATAGTGATGCCTTTCAGAGATCTGCCTATATTGCTCACCCCCATTCATTTTAAATCTATTAGACTAAAAATCGTCCATCGCCTGCTGATCGGCGATATAACAGTACTCGCAGTCGTCATTTGCCCTTTCAATAGCGATCTCAGTTACCATTCCGATAGTCAGCAGGTCGAGTTCATCTAGCGATAACCCGATCTGCAAACATCGGAGAAGAAATAACGGTGTCGTCATTTCGCGCTCAGTCGGTCTAATTTTTTTTTACTATCTATCTCCACTTCTGTATTCAGACCCCAAAGCTCGATGAGCTGCGGAAGTATCTGATAAATTGAGAAAGTGTTAAACTCGTCGAGCCACTCTTCCGGGCTGTCGGGGATAGATGGATCGGCGTGTTTCGCCATGATGTAGGCGATATTCTCGAAGAGCTCCAGCGAGAATAGATCAAGGTGTGAATCGTCCTCGTCATTCTCGTCTACACTCTTTTCGAGCAGCCGTAAGTCCTTATAAATATCACGTCTGAACTTGATGCGATAAATTCTCGGAATGGCGGCTGACGCTTTAAACACGACAGGCTTTCCGTCGATCTCAATTGTTGTTTTAAGCATTTACGCCACCCCCATTACTTATTCTGCTGTGCCGGTGTTGCGGCGGCTGCCGATGCCGGAAGATACACGCTCTTGAACCAGTTGTCATAAACCTTCTGCGGCGTATTATCGCCCGTCTTTGCCTTTACAAATCCCTGCACAAGCGGCTTTGCACTTATTGTGAGCGTCTCGGTCTGTACTTCCTTAGACTCTTCGTTAGTCTTTGAACCGATCTTCGGACGTGAAACGGAGCAGTTGTACATCACATGGTTTATCGCTCTGATGTCGCCGTCGAAGCGGAAAAGCAATGCGAACTTGCCGACGTTGATGTCCTTGTTCTCAATCAGCACGTTGTTGTTATCACGGGATTCTTTGAGAATATCTACACGGAAGCTCTCCGGAATAAGGGCAATTTCCAAATCGCCACTATAGCCCATATTGTTGCTGATCGTGTAGTACTCCACCCCATCTGCGTAAAAGGGAGTATTCTCACCTGTCGGATCGAGTGATAAAGACACAGCACCCGGAATTGCTATCGGTGCGCCGTATTCGATCTTGCTTGTAGTATTTGTCAGAAGCGGAGCGTAGTAGACGTTCCACAGGTTAAATTTCACCTTATTGTTTGCCATAAATTAATCGACCTCGCTTTCAAAGGAATAAATAGTTTCATAGAGTTTTTCCGTAGGTATCCACACCTCAGACTTGTTGTAAAAAATCTTGTGCTTGTCGAGAATTTCCTCGACTTTAGCTTCGATCTCCGTGTCCTTTTTATCGGTATATACCTCGATGTGAACATCGTAAATACGATGATACACCCCGCCATCGGCAGCGAAATACTCACTTTTCGGCGTAAGATAACAGATAAACGGCGGTTTCGGTGACTCGCCCTCGGCGAAATGATCATAGGCGAAAGGAAGCTCTATCTCGTCCAGAATTCTTACTATTTTATCCATTGCGAATACTCCTTTCAATTTGCTTTTCAAGCTGTTCAATGCCCTCTTCTTCGGCAGGTGCGATATGTGGTATTGCCCTTGTCCGCCTACCATTTCGCAGACAGTGGCCGAATTCAAGCAGGTGCGTTAACTGATAGCGGTTCTTGGAATGCACCACCACTTCAAGCGTGTGCGAAGACTCACGCACCTTTTTCACTGCCCAACTCTTTGCGTAGTCTCCGGTGCTTTTCGGAGCATTTTCCTGAATCTCACGTCTGACCGTATTTCCTGCCTTACGAACAGCTTTTTTGACTTGCTCCGTTGTAACATCGGCGTATTCGTCTAACCCCTTCATTACTTCACGAGCGAGATCATCAATTTTTATACTCACATCATCGCCTCGCTTTCCTGCACTTGAATTTCAAGTATTTCTTTGTATATGAAAAATGATCTACAGCCATAATGTCGTAGATCTCGTTTCGGAAGATTATTCTGTATTTTGTAGAGATTTTGGAAGATATTTTCTCGCAGTATCGCACTGAAAAACATATCTCAACATTCTCGACCGTTTCTCCGACAATAGCCTGCTCCGTTCCTGTCTCGCCGCTGACCGTTGCATAGCAGGAGTAGTAATCCTGCCACTCGTTTGTGTGATTGCCGATTTTGTCAATAACCACAGCATTTTTCTGTATTGTGATTCGTACATTCAAATTAGAGATATTCATTAGAATCCCTCCGGTCTAAAGTTTGCAAGCAAAGCTCGGAGCGTTAATTTCATCTCGTTGTGGTCGGATTTTTCACGGTTTTCGTACAAATACGCAACGGTGTACAGTACAGCAGTCTTGTATGTTTTCTTGTCTGAATTCAGAACGGCAATATCATCGGTGCGAACTATCTCCATACACAGCTTTTGAGCTGTGTCGATGAGCTGATATAGGAGCTTGTTGTCATCGTCAAAGTCGATACGGAGATAGTTTTTGACTTCTTTTAAGGATACAATCATAAGCACCTACTCCTTTCAGGGTACAAAAATGGAGTCGTATTTCTACGACTCCAAAATCATAATATTAAATTTGAATACTACACAAATATAGATTTATAGTTTTAATAAAAACTCCTCAATAAGTCTATTAACCATTTCAGGCTCATCAGTATTAGAATTATGACCTGCCCCTTTTATCCATTCGATTGGAATTCCGGTTTCCTTGTGCCATGCTTTATTGTATCTGACACACGACCCGGCTCTGTCTTTCTCTCCGCATATCAATAATGCAGGACATTTGATCTCGTAAGGAAGGTCTGCTTCCATAGCTTCTGCCAACATACGAAATCCGTGACCGGATATTTTTGCATATCGTTCCTGATCACCGTCGTATGACATCATAATATCGTGCATCAATGTTCTGCCATACTCCGATGCTGCTACGCCTTTCGTTCCCGTTTTAAGCAGAGATTTCCAAGGATAATGACGATATACAGGCTCCATTCTTTTAAGTAGCCATATCTCTGCGGTTGTTACATATTTTCTTTGAAGTGGTGCCGAATCTATTGAAATAAAGCCCTTTAGTTTATCGGGAAACAACTGCGAATACATCTGACCGACATACCCACCCATAGATTGTCCGATAATTATCGGAGATTCTATTCCTTCCTGCCTAAAAATACCGTCAAGCCACTTCGCCTTATCATCAAGCATAAAAGAAAACTCAAACGGCCACGAAGCTGCGTGTGCAGGAGCATCCCATACAAGAACACAATAATTAGCCTTAAAATACTCAATCTGTTTATCAAATAATCTATGATCAGCCGTCAACCCCGGTAAAAAGACAAGTGAGAATTTTGAGCTTTTCTCATTCGTCCAATAATGAATAATGCCGCATTTAGTTTTATATGTTTTTTCTGTCACTATGCCACTTCCTTTTGACTCAGCTTACGTCCATAGTGATGTGATAAACATAGGTGACGCATCACTGCTCTTTACAAATCCGCAATTCTCATAGAAATGCGTTTCTTCGTTATAAGCTATAACTGCTATACGCATATAATCTTTGTACTTTTGCTTGACCATATCGACAAGCGTTCGTCCAATCATTTTCCCGTGATAGTGGGGATCAACCAGAAGATAGTGTACATAAGCATTCATAATGCTGTCATCCATTGCACATATCATACCTACAAGCTTTGCACCGTCCCAAGCAGAATAAACTGTGCTAAAGTTTTTCATAGCAATCACGAGTTTATCTGGGAAATGCCCCGATGACCACTCAACAGAAAGGAACAACCTTTCTATTTCGTCTACGTTAAAATCTTGAATGTCTTTATATTGAATCTCCATATCGCACAGAACACCTACCCTAATAAGTTCTTCAATATGATTTTAACATAAAAGACTTGGATATTCAAGAGAAAACAACAAAGAGTAATAGCTGCCGAGATCGCTCACGACAGCCACATCAGAATTACTTCATTTTGAGCACCTTAATCGTTTCGGGAAGAATAAGCCTTGCATCGAGACGCTTTGTCGCAAGGAAACCGACCTGACCCTTTGTAGCGTAAAGCTCGTTGAGTCGCTTGAAGGAGATGCCCTCACGGTCGCCGATCCAGTAAAAATTCAGGTCGCCAAAAGCCACCGTCTTTGCGCCCGTTTTAGCAGTCGGCATACAAGTTGTAGTGTAAACCTTTCTGCCGAGAATCGTGTCGGTGTCGTTGCTCTTGATACCCGGTTCCCAGATGTACTGACCGTTGCCGTCCTTGAGCTTGCGGATAAGATTGACTGTTGAATCATTCATAATCCAGACCGCTCTCTTGCGGTACGGAGAACGCAGGCTGTAGTAAAGGTCGATAAGCTCATTTGTGGTGATTGCATTGGCGGCGGCTGCCGTGATGCCGACCTCAGCACCTTCCTTGTCGTGGAGTATGCCGAAGGGCTTTCCTGTGCCGGAACCGGTGATGAACGCTTCCTCTTCTGCGTCGCTTATCTTGCGAGCAAACTCAGAAGCAATGTACGATTCAAGGTCAAATGCGGAGTCGTTGAGAAGCTCTTCGGAGATCTTGATAAGCGCCGTCAACTTGTGAGCGCTGATGGTCTTCTGAGTGAAAGTCTCAGATGTTTCGGGGATCTCCTGTTCCTCTGCGACCCATGTGGCTTTTCCCCTCGTGCCGACGATAGGAATGGCGTGAGTGCCGGAAGCTGTCGTGAAAGTGTGGGCAAGCTGACGGATAATGTTCTCATCGTCAAGTGCCTGAATGAGCGTATGCTCGAAGGTGTCCGGCACGAGATAACCACCGTCGCTGTCTACGCCCTCACGGAGTGCGTTTCTGATCTCATAAGAACTCTCGTTGCGAATTGAACGCCAAAAAGCATCCTTATAAGCATCGGAAGCTCTGCCGACTTTCTCATCGGGCTTTGTCTCCGGCGTGTTGCGGATAGGCTGTGATGTCGCCTTCTTCATCTCGCGCTCCATGCTCTCCAGACGCTCCTGACGCTCGATCTCATGACCGAGATCAACGATCTCCTGCTCCATACGCTCGTATGTTACGGTGTCCTCTGCGGAGAGAATGCCGCTTGCATTGCGGTGTGTATCGAGAAAATTCTTAGCCTTTTCCCATATCTCACTGCGCTTCTTTCTCATTTCGATGATTGTCATAGTGTGTTTCCTCCCTTTATTTCAAAAGATTTAGTCTTGTTTGCAGGTCGCATATTTTCACGCCTGCGGTCGGTGTGTTTTTCTTTATCAACTGATTCATAAGACGATTGGACACCTCACGCTGACTGAATTCGTATGAATCGTCAGTGTCGGTGTCGTTTTCTGAGAACATAATGGAATCGGCAAAACCAAGCTCGACTGCCTTCTTTGCCGAAAGCCATGTTTCGCAGTCCATCATGTGGGATATTTTTGCCCTTGATAAGCCCGACTTAATTTCGTAAGCATTGATGATAGACTCTTTAACTTCATCGAGCATATCAATTGCTTTCTGCATATCGTCTGTGTTTCCTGCGGCAATTGTGATCGGATTATGCACCATTAGGAGCGAAAGCGGTGACATCAACACTTCATCGCCTGCCATTGCAATTACACTCGCCGCACTTGCCGCAAGGCTGTCGATCTTCACCGTTACCTTTCCGTTGTAGGTCTTAAGCATATTGTAGATCTGAGTTGCTGCGTACACGTCGCCCCCAACGCTATTGATCCAAACCTCAATATCGCCGTTGTCGGATTCAAGCTCGTCCTTAAAAAGCTGTGGCGTAACCTCATCGCCAAACCAGGACTCTTGTGCTATAACGCCATTGAGATAGAGAGTACGAGTAGTCGGTGTGTCTGTAACATCACTCTCGCCGGCGTCGTTCTTGACCCAGTTCCAAAACTTCTTATTCTTCATCGTTTGTATCACTCTCCTGTTCATCTATTTGCTGTTCTGTATCTGTATTTTCCTGCGGCTCTGCACTTCGTTTGGCTGAACCTATGTCGATCATATTGCCGTTGCACAAGTAACGATTGCCACCAAGCTCATCGGGAATCAAGTCCATATTTTCAAGCTCACGTACATCGTTAGGCGATAAAAAGCCGTTCTGAATGCCTACGGAATATCCGCTCATTCGGCTCTGATAATCACCACGAAGCAAGCCATCAACATTGAATTTAATGAAGTAGTTTCTCTTTTCGTCATCAGTAAATAACACTCTCGACATACTCTGCTCCCATCTGACAAGCCACGGATCAAGCGAATATTTCACGAATTCAAGCGACAAATGCTCTATATTTGAGAATGTTGCTCTCTCCAGATCGCCTATCATATGCGGCGGCACTCGGAAAATACGAGCTATTTCGTTAAGCTGAAATTTTCGTGTTTCTAAGAATTGAGCCTGATCTGGAGCTATTGTTATCGGTCGGATGTTCAAGCACGCCGCCCGGAGTAGCACCGTTAGCGAAAAACTTACTGCCGTATTCTTCCGTTGCTATTGAAAGTCCTATCGCATTTTTCGCCATCGCTATCGGAGAATATCCGACAAGCCCGTCAAAACCTAACCCCGGAATATGCAGCACATCTGACGGCTTTAGAATAACCGACGACCCTTTCATCGTCTGTGCGTCATCACGACTAAGCTGATATTGATAGTAAAGCTCCCCACGCTCGTTTCTGTCAACGGCCATTCTGCTCGGCATAAGCGGATAGATCGCCATTACCTCGCCCTTGCCGTTTCGGATAATCTGTGCGTATGCGTTGCCCCACAAAAGTAAATGCGTCATCATCGTTTCTCTGAAAACGAATGAACACATCTCTGGGTTCGGCTCGTCGTGCAAAAGAAAGTATAACGGGTGATCTACAGCTTTTTCTTTACTGCCCTTGTCCGTGTATTTATACAGATGTAAAGGCAGTCCTGCGACAGCTTCTGATAAAACTCTAACGCAGGCATACACGGCAGTCATCTGCATTGCCGAGCGTTCACTCACGTTCTTTCCGGCTGTGCTGTTTCCGAGATAAAAGCGGAAAGTACTGCCCGATGTTGCGTTTTTCGGTCGGTCTCTTGACTTAAAAAGTCCTGATAAAATGTTCATTTTCTCGTTCTCCTTTTAGATCAGATCAGTAATATTCCTCTTTCGTCGTACACGCTGCCGCCCTCATCATTACCACATCTGATAGCTCTGTCTAAAGCCATTATCGTTGCAATAGCACCATCGATTTTCTCTGTTGATTTTTCCTTATCAGCTTTGATGTTACCGGCAGGATCAGAGCGGATACTGATGTTATCGACATTCCAACGAAGCACAGGATGACCGCCGTGTGCGATTTTCTTTTCAAGTACGAGCTTCATTAGTTCTTTCGTAGGCGGTGACATATCCTTGTAGCCCTGCCCGAAAGGAACAACTGTAAATCCCATACCCTCAAGGTTCTGAACCATCTGCGCAGCTCCCCAGCGATCAAAAGCTATCTCACGAATGTTATATTTCGTTCCAAGCTCCTCTATGAATTTTTCTATATAACCGTAGTGTACAACATTGCCTTCTGTTGTTTTAATAAATCCTTGCCGTTCCCACAAATCATAGGGAACGTGATCTCGGCGAACTCTTAGATCGAGCGTTTCTTCCGGCAGCCAAAAGTATGGAAGCACAATGTATTTATCGTCCTCATCTTCCGGCGGAAATACAAGTACGAAAGCCGTAAGGTCAGTTGTAGACGAAAGGTCGAGACCGCCATAGCAGACCCGACCTTCGAGAGATTGTTCATTTACAGGGAATGCACATAAATCCCACTTTTCCATCGGCATCCAGCGGACGGTCTGCTTTACCCATTGGTTAAGGCGTAGCTGTCGAAATGCGTTCTCCTCGCCAGGATTCTGCCTTGCAGATTCACAAGCATCACGCACCTTATCAATTCCTACTGTTATTCCGAGCGACGGATTTGCTTTCTCCCAGACCTTTTCATCGGTCCAGTCATCGTTTTCATCTATGCCGTAAATAACGGGATAGAACGTCCTGTCAATTTTTCGCCCCTCAAGAATATCTTTTGCTTTCTGATGCACCTCATAACAGATCGAATGCGTATCATCACCGGCAGTGGTGATAAGGAAATACAGTGGCTGCATACGAGCGTCACCCGATCCCTTTGTCATGACATCAAAGAGCTTTCTGTTCGGCTGTGAATGTAGTTCATCGAAGACAACACCATGAATATTAAAGCCGTGTTTCGAGTAGGCTTCTGCGGAAAGCACCTGATAAAAGCTGTTTGTCGGTTGGTATATCAGCTTTTTCTGTGATGCCAATATTTTTACACGCTTGTTAAGAGCAGGACACATTCTGACCATATCGGCAGCTACATCAAAAACTATACTTGCTTGCTGTCTGTCACTCGCACAACCGTATACTTCGGCTCGTTCTTCGCCATCACCGCAGGTCAGGAGCAGTGCGATAGCAGCAGCAAGCTCAGATTTGCCCATCTTCTTCGGTATCTCAATATACGCCATGTTAAACTGCCGATAACCGTTCGGTTTGAGAATACCAAAAAGGTCACGAATGATCTGCTCCTGCCAATCAATCAGATCAAACGGCTTTCCCGCCCATGTCCCTTTGGTGTGGCAAAGCTGTTCGATAAACATAACGGCAAAATCGGCAGCGTCTTTATTGTATTTTGAATCGGCTGCCATGAATTTTGTTGGTGTGTATTTCTTTAATTTTCTGATATCATCACCCCCACGAAAAAGGAGCAAGGCTGTTTAACCTTGCTCCGAACTATCTATGTAAACAAGCAAAAGCTCCCGAAGGAGCTCCGCTTGGGATTTAGTTGTATTCCATCAAAAGTATTTCAAGTGCGTACTTTGTATCCTCGTCGGCTGCCTCTACATCAAGCCCTCTGTCAAAGTTGTAGGCTATCTCGCCGTTCCGTTTAAGCATTAGCTTGCTTATTCTGCCCTCGTCTATGCCGTACTCGCTCGGCTCATCGTAGTGCTTTACCCAATAATGGAATGTGCTGTTTCCAACCTTAATGCTTCCCTCTGACCACATTCTGATCGCTCCTTGCTGTTTTGTTTTCTCCCCTTCGGATGAGTACATATTAACTCTTCACGCCGATCATATCAACGATTTTATTCTCATAATCAACACGAACATTTTGCCGTTTTTCTCGGCAGCCTTGTGTATATTATCAAGGCTGCCGAGTGGCTGTTTTATCAGCCCTTAAGCTCTTCCTCGGTCATTATGCGAAAGTTTTTATCCTGCCAAAATGAAATGTAAACCTTCCAGTGAAGCGTCTCTTCGTAAATCTCTCCGTCATCATCGTAGTAGGTGTCGCTGTCCTCGAATTCGTCTACCTCACGCTGTTCTAAACTTTCCCCAAGCCCGTCGGCGTGCTGACCGATCAGATAAGACTTCAACTCTTCTGTGTCGGTGTCTGTCCAGTCGTCATCGACTTTGCAGTTTGCAACTCCGTAAAGGTGCCCGTTGTACCACTCTGCCGAAATTCTGATCTCGTGAACCTTCTTGTAGTAGCTGCTGCCGTGGTAGCTGTCTGCATATTCCGCAAGGTCAATGTCATAATCCCTTTCAATCAATTCAAGAAGTGCGTCTGCGTAGCTGTCGGCGCTTTCGGTGTAGCTGTAGCTGTCGTACTCGCATTCGAGTCTTGCGATAAGCGTGTTGTAAATTTTCAATGTTTTCATGACGGTTACCTCCGTTTTTGTGTTTCCCTCTCGGGTCGTGTACATATTACCTCTGAATGCGGCATATATCAACGATTATATAATCATAATCAGCACGATTTTTTGAGAGAAAACACCCGGCAGGATTGTGTATATTACAGGCTGCCGGGTTTAACTTTAATCGTGGTAAACGATCTCGCCGTCCTGCTCTTTCCACCGACCGTTTTCAAAAATGAATCGCCAGTAAGTTCTGTCTTCACCGCAGAAATCAAGCTCCGCACCTTCTTGGATCGGAGCGATCTCGGTCAGCAGCTCGAGCAGCTTTTCTGTTGCTGCTGTCGAATAAAGCTCGTTCCCCCACGCTTCGATAACAGTACGGTCTTCCGATACATCGCAGTCCATATCATACCGCTGATTAACGTAAAGGAAAGCGTTTTCAGCTTTCTCGGATATATCTTTATCGCTTGAAAGATAAACGATTCTAAGCTCTCCGTTCGCGTAGTAGCTCACCGCTGTTCACCTCCCGTCAGAACCAAAATGTATGTGCCATGTTCATCTTTCCGTTAGGCGAAAAGTAGAACAGCTGCTTCAGATGTGCTTTTATGAACATGATCTGATCATCGGTCAAGCCGAGCGTGTTGCCTTCATCATCGTGCGATACGAAGATCAGATTTCCGACAAGTGCTGTCAGCACCTTCATACGGTTTTTCTTGTCAGTGATGATGAGTGTTGTTTTTGGATTGGCTTTCAACAGCCCCTCGTCATCTGCAAAAATATCCACACCGTAATTTTCGAGCTCCTCGTAATAAGGTGCGAGCGTAAGCAGTCCGCCGACCTCCGTTTGCAGCGACTTCAAATCGCCCTCGATGTCCTTAACGGCAGCGTTTCCGTCCGTGTCAATTTTGAATATCTGCATTTCTGCACTCCTCTCTGCGTGAGCTTTTATCTGCTCTTTGCTACCACATATTACAATTTTCAGCGGTTATTATCAAGCGATATATTTGACAATGATAAAGATCATTTTTGTGTAGTATTTATCACGATATGATCGGATTTGAAAAAACCTCGTAACGAGAAGAACGCCGCCAAGCGGCAGCGTCCGAGTCTCTTTCAAATGCGATTAATCTTCCATCTTATGGCTGTAGCGGTGGATCGTATCGAGAATTTTGTTCTGTTCTTTCTCGTTAATGCCAAGTGTTGACAATGATTCCAAAATGCCGCAGTCCGGGCAGATAAGCGTTTCGTTGTCCGTTCTCGAAAGCGCAGGCGGCTCGTGGTAGGTCTTTCCGCAGATCGGGCATATTCTGCCGCCCGTTCTCATTTCATTTTTCATCGTATCTTTCTTCCTTTCTTTTTGTTATTTTCAAGGCTTTTGTCGATAGCCCTGAAAATATACTCTCTGTCAAATCCGAAGGAATCGTATCCTTTCAAACAGGTGTTGATGTAATATCCGTTCGGCACGCCGAGCTGCCGCCGTTCGTCCATGATGTAGGCGAAGGTGTTCAGCGTTCTCACTCTGCCCGATTTCAAGTAACGGCAGCGTACTCGGAAATCCTTCTTGTAGTAGAATCTGGGGAAGCCCTCATACATATCAAGGTTTGCCTCGTCCGCCTTCTTTATCTCCCAAACCGCAACCGGAACTGTTGCTCCCTTCTTCGGTTCGATTGTTAGATATGAACCTGTCTTACTTCCTTTGAACAAAAGCTCATAATCCTTGATCTCCGCTGTGCCGACAATCTTCGCCGTTGAGCAGCGCCTCTGCATTTGCGGTATGTTCAGATTCGAGCCGTATGCCAAATAAAACCTTTTACACATTTTTATCATCCTTTCATTTCGGTTCGCACCGTGGTCGTTTTGCAGTCACATATTAAATCACTTTGGAGGATTTATCAAGCGATTTTCAAACATATATTACACAATCATTTTGCTCACTTTTTGTGATATTCACATCGGTGTTGACACTCAGTTTTTCAGTATCTATGCGGGTTTTCGCACAAACGGCGCAGACTTTTGCTGTGTTGCCCCTGTGTGCCGTTTTAGCGGTTATTTGGAATAACTACCGCTGTTCGCTTTTCAAACGGTGTTGGCGGTCACAAAGCCTTTCTCGGCTGCCGCCCCTCGGCTTTTGCTTTGGGGCGGCTTCGGAGTTTTTATGCTCCAAATCTCCATGCTCCGTTGCCGTCCAGTCGTTTTGTAAAGACCATTCTCAAGGTGGAGTACTCAGCACCTACCAGCCCCAGTCTGTTCAGCCATGTTCTCATGGCAAATTTTTTGTTTTCCTTTTGCTGTTCCTTCGGGCTTGCTGTTTTAAGTTCCTTTGCCATTTGAGTTATTGCAAGCGAGAACTGTATGTAGGCTTTAAGCTGCCCTGCATTCAAACCGCCTTTGCGGTCTGCTGTTGGCGAATCGAACTGAAATAAACGAAATTCTATCGTACCTTTTGTGAAGGTTGCATGATAATTTAGCATGGCATACCGGCTTGAGTTGTAGTGTTGGCTTCTGCCGTAGCTTGCTCCGTGGCTTGTGTACCAAATGTCTGCAAGCTCGCTCATTGTTGTCGGCTTTCTCTTGTTGAGCTCTTTCAAGAACTCGGGGTTAACCGTTCTGCAGTATCTGTGCTGTCTGTAGCTGTCAATGTTAATCGCTTCTGCAAGCAATTTTTCATGAGCTGACATTAAATTTGCCAGCGTCCGGAGGCTCTGCGGTGTCTGCCCTTGTGCTCCGATGTGCAGGTGAACCCCACATCCGTGCTCGGGGTTACTGATCCCGCCTTTGTGTCTAAGCTGTCTAACAACCTCCTGCAGGTCTTCAAGATCGGTATACTTTAAAATGGGTGTCACAAGTTCCGATTTTTTAAGATCGCTGCTTGCCGAAATGCTTACGTCTCGCATTACCTTCCAAACTCTGCCCTGCGTGTCTTTGCAGCTCCAAGCATCGTATGCTCCGCCATCGTGGTGAACCGTGTCGAGTGTTCCGAAGTATCTTGCAACCGTTTTGATTGCCATGTTCCTTGTGATCTCAGCCATCTCGATCTCGCAGCCGATTGTCTGTTCCTTTGCTCTGTCCATGAATGCCTTTGTCTTCTCGCTCATTTTATTTTCCTCCTAAGCGTGTGTTTGTTTTGTTTTTGCATACACATATTCGCTCTTTTCGGAGTATTTATCAAGCTATAATAGTGACAAAGATACATTATTTTATCGTGTATAATACACCATTATATTACAAATCTTCGTACTCGTCCGAGCAGACTTTTTTACCGCAAATCAGCTCTGCGTATATTTTAGAGTACCGTTCGCACTCGCTGCCGTCGCTTGCGGAAATCCCTTCAAGGAAATAATCGGCGGCTTCTTTTCGGCTTTTCCAATACTCACGCTGACCGTAGCATACCGTTATAACGCCGTTCTTCAGCTTGCGAATGCGGTCTTCGGAAAGAATGACCTTCAAGCTGCTGCCCGTTGACCATCTCATGAGCAAATCGCCCATCGAGTCGCAGCCGATCACCTCGCCGAGCGTACCGACAGGCGGTGCTTGGGAATCGTCCATTTTTTGGATCTCGATAATCGTACCCACAGGGTATTCCCTGCGGATAAGGTCAAGCTCTTTTTTACTCGGTATCTTCACTTTTCGCCGATCCTTTCCTGAATGCCGATGAACCTTCGAGATTGCGAAGCAGAATCTTTCGGCAGGTCTTGTAAGTTTCGCCAACCATGCCGAGCCTAATAAGGAAAACTCGCATGGCAAACTTAGGATTGTCTGTCTGCGTTTTTGAAGCGTTTACTCGCTTCTGTTTCTTAAGGTGCTTGGTCAGCAAGTCGATGAAGGTGCTGTAGGCAATGCCCTCGTCGGCAATTTTAGCCCAAGGGAACCATGCGAATGTAACTCTGTCATCGGTCTTTTCGTAGGAAAGGTCGTCGGTTTTGAAAGCCATTTTGAAAAGCTCGCTCTTGCTTTCGATCAAGCGGTCGAGCTTTGCAAACAAGGCTTCATCGAAGAAGTCTCTCTGCATTGAAATGCTGAACCTATCTACAGTTTTCTCTGTGTCGGGCTGTGTTGCCGTGTCTGCCGTTGTTTCGCTTTCTTCGGATACTTCCTCGGTTTCGGTAATCTCGGCTGTGTCGGGCGGTGTGGGCGTTTCTGTCGGCAAGTCTTCATCAGTCTCCATTGCCGATTCGCCGTTATCGTAGTAGCTGCTAATTACCGTAAAGCCTCTCTCTGCAAGCCCCTCAAGCACCTGCTCGACTATCTCCGTGTCGCTGCGGTCGGGGAATTCGAGCATTCCCTCTTTCGTGACCGTGAAAAAGTCGATCTCGTAAGCGCAGGTCGGCATGAACTTATAAACCGCTCTTGCTCCAGTGATTTCGGAGATACCTTTTACAAACTGCTTTCGATCTCTGCCGCTTAAGTCAAATGTGATAACCATGTTTTTTGCTCCTCTCTTCGGATTCGGTTGCCCGCTCCGTTTTTTCAATTACATATATTGCTCGAATTTTTTAGGATTGCAAGCGATTAGAGCGATATTTATCATATTCGACCTAATGAACAAGCCGCCGGGGATACCGACGGCTATAATGTACAAACTATTATTCGGGAGTGTAGACTATAAGACTTTTACCCATTTCGTGGCATTTATCGATGACGAACTTCGTCCCTCTCGACTTGCCGTCCCAAAAGGCAAGCACCAGATCGGCTGCCTCTATTATAAGGATATTGCGTTTCAACGGAGCAACTCTGCCGGGGTATTTCTTGTAATCCGGCAAAAACTCCGTCAGCTTGATACCGGTCGCTTTTGCGTAATCATGTGCCGAGGTATCGACCCCCTTCGCACCACCGCTGATTATCTCCGTTGTCCCCTCCGGCAAATAATCTCCGAGGTTGCTGACCGACAAGCCTCTTGAACCAACAACTGCTACTTTCATAAAACCGCCTCCATAAAATAGTTTTTGAAAAAATATTGCGTCACTTTTTCACCATTTTACCACCATTTTCGTTTTGACGCAATAATGATGATAAAATAACATCATAATGACGCATAATAATTATTGAGGAGGTGAGATCATGGACGAGAATCTTTTAAGATACACACTACGGGTAAACAGAAGATTGTTTCAAAAATTCCGTTTTATTGCAGAATCCGGAGGTCGCTCTGCAAATAAAGAAATTGAGCAGTATATGAAAAAGCGTGTACAGGATTACGAAATGAAACATGGCGAAATTCCCCTGAAAGACTCAAAAGATTAATTGCATCACTTTAACGCTATAGCTCTGTATTTCCGCAGGGTTATAGCGCTTTTTTATCGGTAAATCGTGCATTCTTTCCTCGAAAGTTCTGTACTTACCGAGATATTGAACGAGAAATAGACCGATTACCAAGATATGTACCAATAGTCGGTTTATTTTCGTTCATCAGTTATACTAAGCGTATTTCAGCCGTACAGACGACCAAAATTTCGTCATTTTCGGGCGACAGCGGTGCGGAAAATAGTGTAAATATTCAACCGCCGTAAAGCTGTATCTTTGTCGGATTTATGATTATTTTTATCTTGCTATCAAAGGGCAGGGTATGGTATTATCTACACAACGAAAGAACGAAGGAGATCAGCGGAATGAACGGACAGTCATAGCAGGAGCTTCCGCTCCACGGTGCAGAGGGTATCATTTTTACTGCCGCCGTGAGCGACTACGAAAACCTCGACAATTTCAAATCCACGCTTCTTGCCGACTCCGTTGGTGTTCCAGCCGAAGGACAAGGCGAAGCCGCCCGGCTTGAGGATACGGGCGATCTCATCGAGGTGGCGAGAGCGCCACGAAGCCTTCGTTTTCTCCGCCGTCAGCGGAAGCCCGATGCTATCGTAGCACTCCTTGACCTGGCGTGAAGAGTACGGCGGATCATACAAAACCACATCCGCATAAGCGTCCTTGATAGATTTAAGGAAGTCCAGAGCGTCCATGTGGTAATCGGTATCGAATTTTGGATTGAGATCGTTGGTGATCGTACCGATTTTGCTGTCGTTAGCGAAAGGGTCAACGATAACATCGCCCCAACCGACATAATGTTCGATAAGCTCACGGATAGGCGGAATACTGAATGTACGGCTGTTGGACATTGCCCATGCACGATTTATCTTCATTCAATCTCCTCCTCGTGAGCGTCGAAATATGCGATACCAGATAAGACAAACACAGCGCACCATTTGCACAGACCATTGCCCCAAAGGGAATACTCTGCACTATCGGAATGCGGATCTTTGAGCCATTTGATTATTTGGTTATCTGATTTGGGCTTTACTGATTTTCCTATTGCGTGATTATATTCATTGAACACTTCACGCCAGTAAGCAATATCCTCTGCGGTTGGATTTTCCGTTCCAAGATTACTGCACCAATCACGGTCATATCCCTGCAGCACAGCACATTCGGAAGGAGTCAGTCTTCGCACGATATACTCGATTCCGTCTGTGTCATTTATAACAGGCGGGTCTTTGTAATCGCTTTCGACAAGCGTTCCTGCAAGCTCTACATTCGCCTTTGTGTGATGTGAGTTTTTGCTTGTGCAATATGTAGGCTGTGCAACAGCACCCGGGTCTCGCCTGCCGGCTCGGTCGGTGCTTCTGCCTGCGGCAGAGGTGTCCACTGGACACCCGCACCCTTTTGCAACCATTGTCGGTTCGATTTCTTCTTCGACAGCAAAGTTATACAGAGCGTTTTTTCTCGCCTGCCGGCTCGGTCGGTGCTTCTCAGCCTGTGGCTGAGAGGTGTCCACCGGACACCCGCACCATTGATTGAAAGCGGCTCTGTGTATACCGTATGCAACTGCGTGGTGGTCTGCACAGGTCAAAGAAAATGAAATGTCCTCATTTACTCCGCTCCCCTGCGGTCCGTTTTCGTCTTTACGGCCGATCATCGAGCCTTGCACAGCGACAACGGCGATTCCACCTTGATTCGCGTTTGGAGCAATGCCACCTGTATCGATAGTTCTTGCAAACTCCGTTTCATAAACATTGCTTCGGGCATTTTTTGTTCCCTCGGAAGTAAGTCTGACATCGTAATTCTTAATTGGCTGTACAACTGCCATTCCGCCCTGGTTGCGAACAGGCGACTGCGTACTTGTATCTATCGTTCGGGAAGTATCGGCTTCATAAAACCCGCTTTTAGGATTATCGGATTTCATTGCATTGCTTTTAGCGGAGCATATACCGAAAGCATGGCTCTCCACGACAAACGGCTGATTATTGCCGCCCTGTCCGAATGTTGAAGATATCGTTTGGGATATTTCTTCGGGACCGGTGTATCTCGTATCCTGTGAGTGATTTGAAAAACAGCTTAGTGCTGCGGGTACAGTT